AATGTGGTCAAGAAACCGGAAGCGCGTACTTATAAGAATGCCAAAATGGAGTGGTGGTATAATCCATCAACTAGATCATGGGAGATGGTGACTGACCGTAATCGTGAGGAAGCTTATGAGGTTATCCAAGGTGAGAATTATGAATTTGACGCTTTGCCAGATTTTGCTACAATGAGTTCTTCAGAACAATTTCGTTTTAAAGCAAATGAGGAGATGGCGGAAAGTTCGTATGACCGATTGGTTACTCTCGAGGACCCATTGGATGATTGGATTAGACATGGTGGGAATCTCCTATCAGACCATATTCGTGCTCAGTATCATGAATTATTACGTATGATTACTGATCTTGATATCTGTGACCGAAAGTGGAAAAGTCTGAAAAATGGTGTCCCCCCAGTTGGTATGGCTTGGCGTAAGCATATGGCAGATTTTCGAACTTTAGCAGAGCAAGTTGGGTCCAAGATCCATAGTTTGTCAGTGAAAACTAATGAAGCTATGGTTCCTGTGGTACCATCGAGTAATAGTTCTTTTTCTGTATCCAGTGGTGCTGAGTCATCATTGCCCAAATTGTCTGAATTGTCATGGCAACCTGTTGTTGTTCAACCATCTTTATTCAAGGCTTCTGAAGCTCAATTCACAGTGTCCCCTGTTGTCGTTAACTCTGATGCTCCTAAGTTGGAAGCTAAACAGTCTAATACAACTTCAGGTGTCCCTAAAGTGGACGAGACAAAAGTGCGTTGGGCTGATGTAGTTGATTCTAAAGAACCTAGCTCTCCACCATTTGAAGAGAAGAAGAGTAAATATAAGTTGAAACAAGAGAAGAAGAAGTTGCGTAAGGAGAAAGAGAAAGAGAATGAAGCTAATTTGGTTGTCCCAGCCAGTGCTAGTTTAGTTCTCTCTCCTCCTAACACTAAAGTGTTGGAAGCATCTTTTTCAAATTCAACTGTTTTACCATCCAGTTTCTACAATAAATGCGTGTTCCGTTTAGAAGTGACTAGTGCTGAAGGTGTTACCCCGTTGTGGGCAACGCTTGTTGCTGGTTATTTCGTGTCGGTGAAGCATGCTTTTGTAGGAGCAACAACTTCCCACCTTCATTTTATTGACGGGTCAGAGAAATTTAAGTTGGAAATACCTATTGATCAATGGGAAATGCATCAACATACCCGCCAGATTCGTAATCGTGAAACGGGTGAAGTTAAGCTTGGTCAGACTTATTCTTTGGATTTAGCACGTCTTCCAGCCCCTTTTGTTCATGCAAAGTTGGGCCCAGAGAATGTTAAAAAATATTTGAATAGTCCCCAGCGTTTTCATATATGTTCAGATTTTTATGGTGGGCCAGTGGCCTATGTGAACGGTGAATCGTGTTCTACTGGTAATGCCAATATTGTGCAAAATGAATGTCACCACACTTGTACTACTTCTGTTGGTGAGTGTGGTGGTGTGATTGTTTTGGTCGATGGTAATCGACGTCCAACCGGTTCAGTGGTTGGATTACATTATGCTGGTGGTGCTGAGAAGTCTGGTCAACCTAATTATGCTCACTCCTTTTGGGAGTTGAAACATTGGTTGTTACCTGTTAAGCCAAAAAACTAGAAGTGTGGCCGTTCGTGCTTGATGTGGCTGCACGTCCACATATTGGCTTAGAATCGTATTTGAAGGATAACATCACTTACGTTGGGTTTGTATCTGGTGTACATTCCCCCCCAACTAAACAGTATCCGTACGATCCTTATGTCAATTTGTTTAATCTAGTTAATGGTGAGACTTCTCCATTATTTGATTCGTTTAGAGTTCCAACGTACTCTGGATTAAAAACGTTTTATAAGTCATTTAAGAAGAACTTGCAAAAACCTGATAGCAGCATTGATTGTCCTTTTTGGGATGTTGCTGCCCGTCGGGTGGAAGCTTTTGTGAAACCTATTTTCTTGCGTGCTACCGAGTATTCTTTTCAGGATGCTTGGGAATCGATGAATAAAAATTCCTCTGTTGGTTTTCCTTTGAATAGGGAATATAAAGATAAGAAGGATTTTCAAAATCGAGGTTGGCACCATCTTTTGCAGTATCTTGATAATTATCCAAATGTGGCACCTCCTATCTGGAGTGTTCATTTGAAACAAGAAATTCGAGAACTGGAAAAAGATGCTTATTATCAGGAAGATAAGATTTCTAAAGTTCGTACTTTTGTGGCTAGTCCTGTCACTTATTCAGTGATGGGCAATTACCTCTGTCTCTCACAAAATGAAGAGCTTTATCGCTCTGCTTTATCGGGTTTTTCCTGTGTTGGTATGTCAAAGTATCATGGGCAATTTAATCAAATTGTCAATCGGTTTCCCGGTTATAAAGTTTTGTCTGTGGATGGTAGTAATTTTGATGGGAGTGTACGTATTCGTGACCACGAGGAAAACTGTCGGTTGCGGGCAATGTCGTATGGTGGGCGTAAACGCTTGCTGTTTTGGAGTTGGTATTATGATTCTATTCATAAGTATTATTTGTTACCGAATGGGGATTTGGTGTTAGTTCACGGCACCCAATCTTCTGGCAATGTTAACACTGCCACTGATAACACATTGACAATGAATCGTAATGCTACAGCTTCTACAATACGTATTTGTCATGAATTGGGCCTACCGGATGACGCAGTTTGTGTGTTGAATTATTCTGATGATGTTTTAGTGTTGTGTAAAGAAGAGTTTCTTTTTGATCCCCTCCTATTCTACAGGTACATGGACCTTTCAGGTTATCCATGTACTGGTACTGATAAATGGGAAGATGTGTCAAAGTTGGAGTTCCTATCTCACACGCTCGTTTTATTACCCCAATATGGCATGTATGTGCCAATCCCACGTCCTAGTAGGATTTTTGGTGGTTTAAAATGGGGAAACACAGCTCAGAGTATTCATTTAACCTTGCTGCGGGCTTGTGCTTTGCGCATGGAGTCATTTTTTATCCCTGAGTGTAGACTCTGGTTGGAGAGTTTTATTGGCTGGCTTTTGAATAATTATCGTGCTGAATTGGATTTGAAAAGTGAGGTTCATGGTGTGATTTTGTCTTTGGACTTAATTATGACCACCTACCTTGATGCCCGGTCTATAGTTGCGCTGTATTTAGGTTTCGAAAGCGGTAGCTTTAAAATTAATGCCGCTTTAAGCCATTTATTATCTCTCGTTAATAACGATTCATTTTCGTTGTTTTTGTCATAAAGTATTTTGTACAATCCTCTGTTGCAATGCCAAAAGGAAAGAAGTCAAAGGCGAAAGCCCCGGTAGTTGTGGTCGAAAAGATCGCGAACCCTCCTCCCCAGATGCCAAAAGCCAAAAAGAAGAAGCGAAAAACAGTAGCCCCTTCTGATTTGGCAGCTGGTTTCACGAAAGGACATGGTGGGTACTTGGGACAAGCCATTGGTGGTAAATTAGGTGGTTGGTTAGGTGATAAAGCAGGAGACATTATAGGTTCTATGTTTGGGTTCGGTGCATATGAAGGTAAAGAACAGATTGTTGGTCAACCCACACAAGCTAATTCTTTGCTTCATGGTACTCAAGCCCCAGCCATTGAGAATAAAGGTCAGGCACATATAATCCGTCATAGGGAGTATGTTACTGATGTTTTGTCTGCTGCAAATTTCACTAACACCGAATTTTCTATCAATCCAGGTAACACTAAGTTGTTTCCCTGGCTTTCTGCCATTGCTGCTGCTTATGAGGAGTACCAAATTGTCGGAATGATTATGGAGTATAAACCCCTCATCTCATTGACAAGCACTAATGCAAATGGTGCTGTTGTCATGGCAACTGAATATAACGTCACTAAACCGGCGTTTACCAGTAAGATTGCCATGGAAAATTATGAGTACGCTGTGAGTTGTGCTCCGTATCAATGCATGTTTCATGCTATTGAGTGTGCTCCTGGGCAAACTGCTCTTGGGAGCACTCATCGTTATGTACAGATTGGTTCGGCTGCTCCTGATCAGGATGAGCGTTTGTACAACTTGGGTAATTTTCAATTGGCTGTCCAAGGCCAATCTTCCAGTCAAGTGATTGGAGAGTTGTGGGTCACCTTTGAGGTGGCTTTCTTCAAGCCCCTTTTTGCTGTTGGG